AGGAACTCCAATATCGACCCAAGATCTTCTGTCCCAATATATTCTTAAAGTAATATCATCAGTGGACTCAACGGCTTTATATCCCTTGCCACCACAATAAGGACATGGCATACCCCTGTCAAAAGGATATGGACCTCCAGGTTTATAAATGCTTATAGAACGATTTCTAGTGCCCATATTGCTCATGATGCAGTTTGGACAATCTTCCTTTTTTTCAGGATATACTAATGTCGCGGTCCTTGTAAATAAAAGGACCGCTTCGTTATAAGTAGTAAAGACACTACTTGGGATATTAATCGCCATTTAAACACCTTAAGTTGCTGCATCGCCAGTATAATAACGAGGATCATCATAACGACTATCAAGAACAGAGTTAATCGTAGCAATAGGTTGATCTATTTTGGAAGATGGTAATGGAGTAGGTTCTAAAGTATGGTTTGCATCTAACGCAGAACTCGAATCTAAACCCCTAGCACCATTAACACCAACTACAGCACGACCGCCCGCTGGCTGACTATTGCCACCTATAATTTTTTGCACAACTGCCATTTTATTCTCTCCCTATGTTATTAAGAAAAATCAGTGTATCCATTTCGACCTACACCCCAACTTCCAGGGCTGTAAGGGCCAAGTATTGCAGTACCAAGAGGCGTTCCGTCTCCACTGCCTTGTTCCCATCTATAGGTATTCAGTAAATCTTCGTATTTGGCACATATATCTTTGTATAAAACATTCAAACTACCACTAACACCACGTAAATCAATAGCAGAAGGACCATCTTTAATTGAAATAGCGTTAGCAGATTCTGTTTTTACTTCACTGCCAATTAATATACATGCTGTTTTATATACAGTTAAAATTACAAAATCAGTATCGCTTTGATCTACTGGATCTGGAGAAATAGAAACCTGACCAACATTGACAGTGTATGTATTGGGGAACGTAGCATCATTTCGAACATTATAAGCACCAACCATTAAAACTTGCTTAAGACGCTCGTCTGTATATTTTGTTTCGTCAAGATCGCCAAGTACAGATCTCAACATCAAAATCATATCCATTTGCCAAGGCATAATATTACCCTATAGATTTTCGTAAACTTTGAAAGATCCTACATCAGATCTAAATGTACCACCACTAATGACGATCTTTGCCTGAATTCTCCAGGTTCCTACCTCGTTAAAATCTCCATCTACCGAAGTGTATTTTATTTTTCCATCAGTACCATCCGTATTTAAACTCGCTGTTTTAGTACTCGAAGTACCAGATGGTGACTTTAAAATAAGCTCTAAAGTACTAGCACTAGATACATCTAAAGCGGTGGCTGTACCAGAAACACAGTCGTTTACAGTCACGATAATATCGGTGCCTATATCATTATAATGAACTTCTTCTTCTGAACAAGACATGACTATCTCTCTACTGTAAATTCTATTGAACGGTTAATTTCTAGCGTATCATCTATTTGCTTATTTATACTTAAAGCTTGATTTAATTGACTCTGTGTATTTATACTCAAAACTTGGTCTAATTGTGTTTGAATTTCCAAAGTAAACTCTGACTGTGTATTCGTTTCTAACGAAAAGTTGATTTCTTCCGCCATAATCTTATCCTATAAGGATGAATTTACATTTTATAAAACTCTATACACAATTAAAAAGAAAAAAGCCGCCCCTTTCGAGACGGCTTTCTTAAATAATCTATCGCAGACGTTCTTAGAACGAGCCAGCGATGATTCTTCGGTTATCAAGAACACCAAAGCCAATTTCAGCCCAGCCATAGTAGCCTTGTCGCTGATGTCGATGGAGAGCAGGATCTTCAAAGATCTCAACTTCTTTCTTGACGGGCATAACGAACGAATCGTCTGCACTTTGATCAAGACCGATAACCAACTCAACGTCACTAGATTCAATTGAACCGCCAAGATCGGTAACAAAGTAGTCTTGATACTCTTGACCGTCACCGAACTCAAAGAGATCGTGAAGGTTGACACCAAAGACACGAGTCAAGGAAGGACCATCGTCGTTAGCAACGTAGATCTCTCGTCGAGAAACTTCGTCAAGCTGATCAACACCCCAGTTGCGGATGTCTTCAATAGCTTCAGGCGACATGTAAAGATCGGTCAAACGACCAGGAGCCGTAACGCTGTTACCGCCACCATTTCGACGCATGACAGTCTTCATGAGGCTGACAAGTCGCTTCGTGAACTGACCAGCACCAGCATCGCCATCATAGACCAAGATGTTACGGTCTACAGCGGCTGCCAGCAACGTATGCCATCCATCATCGTTGATCTTCTTAACGAAGGACGATTCAAGAACTTGCATAGCACGACCAACAACATTCCAGTTAGCTTCACGAGCGTACTTCAGCAAGAAGTCAATCGAGCTAGTGATGCCATAGGTGTTGATCATGACGTAATCACCTTCAACGTGACGTTCTGGAATACGTCCGTTACCGGGATTCGTGAAAGCAACGTGATCAATCTCGGTTCCAGGTGCGAGGAGATCCAAGGGGAACTCAGGCGTGGCACCGGGTTCGAGGGGCATGGCATCATAGATACCACGTACAACGTCACCAAACAAAACACCCTTACGAAGAGGTGTTTCTAAAGCTTTAGCGATCTCTCGCTGTGCTTGCATTGCAACAGATTTGTCAGAATCACCGGATCGTTTAAGCAATTCGATGAATTCTGCGGTAGGTCTTTCATTAGTAGACATTATGCTCTTCTCCTTTTATAAATTAAAATTAATTGTTGGGCAGATCAATATAAACCTTAGCGTAACCATATTGGTCAACATCACTGAGGAAACGTCCAACAGCGTTTGCATCACCACTGTTAATGCCAGCAGCAGCCGTGGGCGTAGCCAAAGTACCACTATGACCAAGGTAAGCCAAGTCACCACCATTGGGAGTACCTTCCAATTGATCGGTTACAACCCAACCCTTATTGAGAAGAGTAACTTTACCACCCTTCTGTACTTCGTCTTTGTGTTGGTTCAAGTGCTGTCGTGTCAAATCAATGTTAACCATATCATTAACAAGCAAGCCAAGCGGAACCTTACCGGAAGGATCTGCTGCATAAGTAACCACAGCAGTACCATTATCAAGAGATGCACCCGAACCAGCGGTGCTTAAAGAAACAACACCACCTCTTTCTGCGACTTCATTCATGAAGAACGAAATGTCCGTTTGCAGACTAGATCTGTCTTGTTTAAGAGCCATTGTAAAATCTCCTTTTATTTAATTAAGAATTTTTATGCTTGAGAACTGAGCTGACCCATTCAGTAGCTACCGAACGAAGGTTTTCAGCAGGATCTTCTTCACCCATCGCTTCTGCAACAGCAACTTCCGATGGAACTTCTACTTCTTCCAAAACTTCTTCACTTGCTTCAGCGGTATCAACCTCTTCTACAAGCTCTTCAGCCTTGGCATCTTCTTCTTTTTCTTCTTCCTTTTCTTCGTGCTTAATAGCCTTCTTCTTCATGACGGCAACTACCTTAGCAAAGGTATCATCGTCAACTTCTTCAAATTCAGCTACAGTCGCGGAAGCTTCTTCAGCATCAAAACCAGCTTCTTCAAGTTGGGCCTTACGCTTCATAAGAGCTTCTTTCTTCTTAAGGTTTCTAAGTTCTTCCATTTTTTCTTCCATATCTGCATCTTTAGCGGCAATAGCCTCTTCGGCCTGCTTTAAAGATTCCGACACAGCTTCCAAACTAGAGGACTTTTCTACCAGATCAGCCGCTTGCGATTCAATCGTAGTTTGAAGCTCTTGAATCTTAGCCTCGAACTCGGATTGTTGTTCTGCAATGACCTTCTCTTTAAGAGCTTCATTAGCAGCTTTAGCTTCTGCTAATTCAGCACGCAGGTCGTCAACCTGCTTTTCATAACTATCAGACATATCATTCTCCTTTAGTGAAGATAAAGATAAAACTTTTGCTTGAGATTCATCAAAAAAATCATTTCCTTCCAAAATTACACTACGTGGGTTAGCGGGTTTGGAAACTAAGCCTTTACCAGAGAACGATAAGTTTCTTAATAATCGGCCCACTTGGTAATCTTCATAAACTCCAGTTCCTCCGTAAGATCTTAAATGTTTTGTTAAAAAGGCGGAGGCTTCATCACGTTGAACAACCTTCATTTCACCTTTACTATCTTTTAAAGCGTAGTCAAAGTTTGGAAACAAACACTCCATGGATACAAACCATTTGTTTTCCTCAATTTCAGCGATAATCTTTTGCATACGATTTCGCTGCTCAGGATCAGACCATTCAGTATAAATTACAGCAGATGTAAGAATGTTAAACTCATTAGGAGCTTCAACATCTTCATTGATTGTATTACCTTCAAAGTCAACCACCTGATTAGCGGTAATATGCCCAATGATATCCTTTTCATCGTGCATAAAGTTAAACGGTTTATCTTCTGGGGTTTTTCTAGCTTCCCATAATTCTTTATGGTCAAAAACATCATCGTTTTTATTCCAGCCAGTACTAACCAAAATAGACTTAATATAGTAAAGATCTATCTGTTCTTTATTTTCAGCCAAGGCCATATCCGTCTTGTTGTCAGTGAGAGCCTTTTGTAACCTCTCTACAGACTCTGGAGACGGAGCAGTATCAGTTTCTGCAACGGCAAGACAAGCAATAGAATTGTTAGCTATAACTTCCTGCAAGCCATCGCGAACTTCTTGTTGATATATTGGTATATTCATATTTAGTTTCTCCATAACCAATAATACACAAAAAACCAATAAATAGGTTCATTTTGGTATTATTCATGATTATTACAAAAAATTTCTGCAAACGACGAAGCGTAGATATGACGCATTTCTGAAGTATTTGGCTTTCTCTGTCTTACCGTATTAAAGGTTTCCCTTTTACTATCAACTAGTTCTTTAAATACTTTACTGGGTTTAGTATTCCTAGCCAAAGCCTCTTGAACACTTTGCTCATTTACTTCAATCATAGGTTCTAAACTAGTGAATATAGAAAGTTTTAAACCTTCCAATTCTTCAGTTTGCACCTTGCTTAGAGCACGAGCATCTTTCTTTTTGTAATGTTCGCAAATTACAGGAGTCATCATCTCAGAAATTTTCTCCTGTGCCTCAATACCCCACAAAGTAGCAGAAGTAGGTTCTCCACTTCTAGGAAGTACACGACGTTGCTTTCTTGGCTCTAAATCTCTAGAGAAAGGAGGTCTACCACCTTCATCTTGAGGTTCATTTTTAGTATTGTCAACAGTTACTTTTACTTGTTCTTTTTCAGTGTTTACATAAGGAAGTCCCAACTGTTCAAAATACTGTTCACTATCTAAAGAATCCTTTTGTAAACCCATTTTAGC